GGGGCTTGCCGGTGATGTCGCGTCAATTGAATTAGCCATTAGAACTATGGAGGGAAAATAAGATGAGCAATAAAGGCGAAACAATGAATAAGCAGGCATTCAATGAGCTATGCGCCAGCATCATGGGGTATGAAGTTACTATTAGCATGGCGATGGCATCTGTGGTTTTTCCTGATGAGCCTATGCCGCGTGAATATGATCCGTATGAAGATTTAAACCAGATGGCAGAAGTGGTTGAGAGGTTAGCAGATGATTGCGAGGAAGATTATTATCCTGTTGAGTTGGAAAAGTGTCTTCGTCAAATATCAGAGCGAATACCAATCAAACAAGCCTTCCGCGCCTTCATCGAATCAACAGCAGGAGATAAGCAATGATACAAGCAAGCCCACCACAGCTAAGATGGGATGAACGTGATGTTAACAGCATAATTACTGCCCCGTTTGTTATTGCTGGCGAAGGTAAGGCTCACGTCTTACAGCAGCTTCACTACGACTTCGAGATGATCTTTGAGAAAGGCGGTCCGCCAATGGAGCGTCGCACAGAGACATGGGTCGATGTACCTGTAAATAAATTGGATGATAAGCAATGAGTGAATTTAACATAGACGACAGAGCTGAGAAAATGGCTGAATATTTAGATGTAAGCGACAATAAGTCCATTGAATACATTAAGGATAACTTAACATTAGCGTTTGCTAGTGGCGAGATAAGCGCGCTCAAAGGCAGTATTAATAGGATGGCAGGGGATAGCAATGAGTGAAGAAGAGCTGATAAAAGAAGTCGGCGAACTGGTTAAATCCCCAGCTGAGACTTTCTATGATGATGAGATTAAGCCTATTTCAGTCGAAATCATCGCCATGGTACGCAGATCAGACCGCCAGAGGTTGAGGGTGGCAATAGAAAACACAAAGCCGGAAGTTATTTTAGGTGGTGAGGGTTACATTTCACGCACAAGAATTTATAAAGCCGTTGATAGCGTACTAGGAGGTGAGTGATGAGTGAAATAATACTAAAAGTTCAAGGTGGTAATAAGTGTGAGGGCTGCATGTTTCTTGATATTGACTTATTTGAAACTTATGTTGAGTGCTTATTATTTAATGCAAGGCTTGAATATACGAAGAAATATGGGGATATTGACATATCTACTATACAAAAGCATTCATCTTGCCCTACTGGTGGCGCTGATGAATAAATGCAACTGCGACATGAGAACAAAGCTAGTTGGCGATGGATGTTCTGCATGTAATCCTGAGTTAGCCAGAGACATCGCCGTAGACAATGCCTTTGACGAGTGGTTCGATAAAAATGGATTCAGCGAAGAACATCGGGAAATGTTTGATACTGTCTGGGTTAATGCTGTAGCGTGGAGTGATCGGCAGGAGAAATCATAATGGGCGCACTAATCTTACTCGGCCCCGTTGTTGGCTTGCTTGCGATAATAGCTCTAGCCGTTATCTTTGATTAATTTGCAGGTTGTGGATAATCAGTATAAACTAGCAGGCAACAAAAAGGCCAACACGCGATGTGCTGACCAATTTGTACCGGTAGAATCTGTTTTGAAGGCGGAGGGTACCGATAAGCGAATTGTAACACTCCTTATCGTAAATTCCAACACCATCAGTAAATACTTATCTATCGCGTTGTCATACGACACCTGCGGGGCTTGCTGTGCCTTCTAAAATGATTAGCATGGAATAATAATAATTATGTGTGCGCTTGATGACCGGCGCAATAAGCTGAAAGATAAAATCTGCGTTAATGTTGGAGCCAAGGGTGAGTTGACCGCTCAATAGGATATTGAAAGGTGCAGAATAATTTACATGATTTAGATATATGGATGTAGTAAGAAAGACCATAGCTTATAGATTTGTAGCGTAGCCTGAATGCAGGGTATCCAACAAACGGTCTAATGATACCTATTATTAAAATAAAGGTGAAAACATGAATAATTTAACAATCGATCAATGGTGTTCTTTAAGATCGGGTCTTGATGAATCGTTTAATATGAATGCTTTTGATATAGAAGACGCGGGATTTAGAGAGATGTTTAGGCAGGAAAACGGGCTGCATACTTATGAAAATTTAGGGAAAAAAGGACGCTGGGTATGCGCAAAAGACAGTTTTAGAGGCCATGGAGAAACAATACGTGTTGCTGAAATAGGTTTAATAACCAAACTTTATGAAGTAGAAACTAATTTATGAAACCAACTAAAGCAGAAGAAGAGCAGGTACAAAATTGGTTCAAGTCAGAATTCTGGCCGCTGTATCCTTCATCATTTTGCAGGTCAGGCAAAGGCTCAAGGGCTAAAGCTATGATTTCAATGGTGAAGTACAACCCTGATAAGGATGAGCAGACGCGGATTATGGGTAATCTGAAAGCGCAGATTAAGTCAGACAGGTCGAATCCAGACAGGCTGTATTGGTCGATAGGCTTAACTTATGTGAATAATCGCATGTGGGACGATGAAATAGAATCAGCCACAGAGATTAAAGAGCGCCAGATAGCTAAGAAATGCAACGTTGATGGATGTCATAACGATGTCCACGGCGATATGTACACTCAATGCAGCCAGCACATGCCGAATAACTTTGATGGAAAACTTCGTGCAGCATGGAAGAAAACAGGGCTGAACCGGAAAAGCCCTAATTTAGCAGAAGAGTGCAGAACCTATTGTAAGAACCGTGGTTATTTAATTTAAGAGAGGTTGATATGATGAGTGGCAAGGAAATTAAAAAAGATGAGTTTCTTAAAAAGTATGGCGAGGTAGAGGTTACATTTAGTGAATATTATAAATTCTCATTCTCATATAGAGGTAAAATAGGTGATATTGATCTGTATGTGTCATTTGGCGGGAGCGCGGAAGATATTTACCGTGATACTGTTAAAAACAATGAGTCGATGAAAATATCACAGCTTGATATAAATTACGGGACGGCAAGCAAAGACGGCAGAATTATGGAAACGTTTTACGGGTTTTAATAGGAAAAGAAATGAGCAGAAGCAGCCCAATATCCATCACCACCAAAGACGACAACGGCGAATTAACAACCCACGGAGTCACAGGATGGTCGAAGATCACCGGAAAGTCAGACTATGCGATAAGGCGTGATTATAAGCTAAAGCAGTGCGGCGCAAGGATAACGATGCGACAAGTAGTTGGTTTGGATAGCTGTGACATATCAGAATCAGCAAAGGCGATAAAGGTATTGACGGTGAAGGATAAGATTATCATGGCGCATTTGGCGCGGTGTTTGGTATGTCCCCGCCAATAATAAGCTGACGCGCGGCTTAATGCGTGGTCAGACTTAATTTACTTGTTATGTGTTAGCAATTAAGGGGAATAATATGACAAAAGATGAAATAAAAAAATGGATAGAAGGGTACAAACATGAGCAGAAAGTATTATTAAGATTGATAAGAAAGCTAAATGGCCTGACTGCTAGTAAGTTTGACCAGCTTTATGAAGGAAGGGAATACAGAAAAAGAATGAAGATTAGTTCACGTGGTATTTCTGGTGATTCTTTTTTATTAGGTCTTGGGTCAAACGGAATGAATATGTGGGCTGAAAACCTTGATTTATTACAGCACATGGTAGCCATTGATTTAGTCGATACTAAAAGGAAGGGTGGCGGTGAGATTGTCTATATTTTAAACACATAAACCACGTTTACATACCTAATAAATCGCAATAATGCTATAATTGGAGGTAGAGATGAAAGGTATTATCATGGCAGCAATAGATTACGAATTATCAGAAAACGCAACTGATTTACTTCTTGACGACTATATTGATTATGAGATAGTCGATTGCAAACCGCCGATAGACGATGGTGAAGATAGACCAAGACGCGGCAAGAAAGGAAAGTATATAAAGGACTGGCAATAGCCACAGACCACCATAAAACCCTGTTATAAGCCCCGCTAAGCGATTTAAGCGGCAAATAGGCGCATCAGGCTAGGCAGGCAGGTAAAACGCGCAGAGAGGACTATATAAACACAATGTTTTCAGTTATTTTATTACTAATTTCTTTATTATTTTTTAAGATTGGTTGGGATATATTCTGTTGTAGTCGCGGTTATCATAAATTAAATCGTGAGCAGCAGAAGCTAAATTACCCATTAGAAGAATTGCATGATATTGGGAATCCTTTTTGCAGGTATAAGGGTAGGTGTAATTTTTAGGCGCAGAGAGGCGTATAGAATGAAACGTATAAATGAGCTAACAGAAGAGCAAGTTAAGCCACATGGTACAGAAAGCGATACCTACATCCTCTATATGGAGGAGAGGGAGGCTGATGAATATGAATCATGTCAGCCATCAGTAAACGATGGTGACGACAGGGGTAGGCGCGGAAAGAAAGGTAAATACCTGAAGGATTGGGAATAATAGAAAGCCCATAGGCAGCAAAGCCACCTACAGGCATAGACTACTTCTTCTTTCTACCACGCAAAGCCAGCTTAAGATGCCTAAGTCTCCCATCATTCATGTTTCGATGTGATTCTGATTCAGGATTGCGTAGCCAGGATATAACCGTGAACTCCTCACAGCAAAGAATATCCGCAACATCTTTCGAGGTTAGCTTGTAATCACGCTTGATCTGGCGTAATTTGTCGGCGTTGTTCATTTCTTGGCCTGCTTGACGTAGTCGAAACAGTTTAGATTGCTGCTCCATACGAAATTGTGTAAATTCCGAGGATGATTATTTGGCAGAATGTACTTAATCGTATCAACAAGGGTTTTATATTTATCAATAGACTTAACTGCTATAATGGTTCCCTCTGATAAGTGTTGAGTAATATCATAATCTTCATCAACCTGATTATTCCGTCTAAGTAATATCATATTAAAGCCCCGATTGCTTCTGTAGCATAGCCGGTAAATTCCCCGTAGTCACATCGACCACCGACTGATTGATCGATCTAAGGAGCTGGCGTTTCTGCTTGTGCAGATGACGGAGTTTGGTTTTATCGGTGTACGGATTTAATTTAGCTATTGCTTCGTTCAATTCGCTCATATTCATAAATCACCTTTTTTGTTTTCGTCAAGAAATTTGTATAGTTCATTAGTACAGTCTTTTATCATAAATCCTTTTAGCCTCTCCGCCACTTCATCCTGCATCTGGTGCGCTAAGTATGATATTTGCGTATCAACTTCTGAGCGCATTACTTCTTCTTCCGTGTTTTCAGGCGGCATAAGCCATGATACGTGTGCGCTTATATCCACGATAAGCTTTCCTTTGTTGTTCATATATCACCTTTAATGTGTTATAATTCAGTTAGTTAATCGCTATTTTACAGCTTGGTTTAAATTCTATATCTTGTCTTAAATTCATAGAAGCAGTGCCTGCATTTCCATTTTTGATTGTTTGTATCAATAATTTGTACTTGATGCGTTCCACAGAAAGGGCATGACGGTTGTTTTTTGCATAAAGATTCTCGCTTACCTGCTAGATTGTAAGCGTCTATCAGCATATCGTTAGTAAAAATCTTCGTCATAAGTCACCCTATAAGGTTAAAGCCATCCGTGGCGGTTAGTTGATTTCTATGGTAATTCTTTTTAATTCGCATATCTTTCTTAGGCTGATTTCAAGTTTTAATATATTTATCTCAATATCATTGAATGTTTTTTCTATTTCATGGGTCGGGTTTCGGGTTATCATAATTCAATTCCAAGCTTCTTTTTAATCTAACGATTGTATTTAATGCTGTTTCTGTGCTAGTCATCACCATAACTAAACCCTCTCTAATCTAAGCTGTTTATATTTAGCAACCTTACCAATAGGATAGCGATGACAAACCACCCGATTACTACAGCTGATAAAGTTGTGTGAAAAGCCGACAATAACCGATAAGCGGCCGACAAACATCTGCCCCGCGTAAACATTAAATGTAAGCATTAGTCAATCCTCGCTGAAATCTTTCTGCTATTATTAGTTAGGCTGAAATCAGCGTTAAGGTTTTTATTATCTCCGTTTTTTGTAGCAGAATCATAACCTCTATACCAGTCCTTCCATGCACGAGATAATATTTTAAGATTTGGCGAAGCTCTAAACTTACCATTTATAGCCGCCTTTTCACCTTGTATAAAGTGCATCGTCTCCATCTTTCTAACCTCTCTTGATTAGCATGTGATAGTGGGCGTCCTTGCTCCCTACCATTAATTTATTAGATTTACTGCAAATTCAGTTGCAGATTCAAAATCATCCATGCTTAACACTTCGCGCCGATTCTCAATAATCTTCTTATATCCAACATGGTTGAATAATTGAGCGTCGAGGTATCTGCTTTCAGTTGTTCCTGAATCGTGCGGCAGTATGGCATCGCCAGTAACCTTTGCCAGAGTGATGCTAACGCCTTTCTGATAAATTGTTTTCATTGTCTTACCCTCTTGTTAATGTCTGTATAAACAATATAACAAACTGCACAAAGTATCAAGTAATAATGCCCAATATAACCAAACTAATTAACCGAATTGTTTGTAATCAATAACTTATGTGGTAAAATAAATCACAGGTATTTAATAAAGCTGCAAAGGTTGCGTTATGACTGAAGAAAGAGAGCGAATGTACACGGTTGAAGAGGCCATTGAATTTGCCGAACTACGCGAAGCTGGCAAAATGATTCCTTTTGAAGAAGAAGAAGTTATATTCTCACTGCTTGATGAAATAAACAGATTGGTAAAGGAAAAATGAAGAAATATGTGATTCCCCAGAATAGAAAGATACAGCGCCGCAACCTGTTAGCGTTCAAAGGTGAAGGACAGAAGATACAGTATGACTTCGCCCCGTGGGAAGCAGAAAACGGAACGGTGACAACGGTTACATGGTCAATAATCTCAGGACAAGCTAGCATATCAAGTGAAACACTGGCATCCAGCAAGGCAAGTGCAATAGTCACAACCACAGAGCCAGGAAGATCAATCATTGAAATTAAAGCCCTAACAGACGAAGGACTTACTATGGTAACCAACCTCAGAGTAACATCACTTGATAACCATGAATGCGAAACACCGCTGGATTATCGTTATCACTAATGCGAATCATTACTATCCTCAATAGTATCAAATAACTACAAAAAATTAGATATGGCAGCAGCAATAGGCAACACGTATGCACTAGATAGCCCAAGGAAACGCGGCAAGTCTATTGTAAACCGCGCCAGAACGGCGATACTGGGATGCTTCGAGGTTGTTAATGATAGCGATAAGCCCATGAAGGAAGTGCTTGCAGAGGCGTTTACAGACGATCCTATCAAGTTCATGACCATGGCGGCTAAGTACATACCAAAGGACATAAACGTTGATATACAGCACTCTATGAACCCCTTACAGCTCACTGATGAGCAGCTACAGGAGATCATCGACAGCCGCAGAAAGGTGATAGATGGTGAGGTTATTGAGCAGGATTGTATTGAGGTTGATAGTAAATAGCCTTGTTATACAGGTACTTAGTTAACATGTGTCACGTACGGGCAAAAAAGAAAGGTCAAAAGCATGTGCCGGTTGTTGGTCAACCTGGCAGTATCTATATAGTATTGTAAACTTCTGTAAGCCCATGATTCTATAAGGGGTAGCTCAAATGTATAGCTAACGATCAATAAGCTATACAGATGCGATTCTACATACAGGCTTATTATCTACAACATAACCAACCGTTACATTTGATATAATGGGCGTATGAGTAGAAAACCATTTATGTGCTATTACGAACATATAGCCAAGTTAAGCCAGATCGCCAATAAGCAAACTATGTTCCTTGCGCACTTGTTATCAATGATCGAGTACGACAGTGACACGAAGCAGACGCTAGTTATCCTTGCTCCGCACGACAAGATAATGATAATGAAGTCTATCGGGTGTGAGTCAAAGAACATGCTAAACCTAGCTAATCAATATTTACGCAGGATATGCGAATCAGGTCTTATTAAGTCAATAGGGCGTGGCGCATACCTTGTAGACCCGTCATCATATTCTTACGCAAAGTACATACCTCAGAAGCTACGACAAGAGTCATCTCATATCTATGAGACCCGCGTATTCTCAAGCAATGACGAAGGTATAGACAGTGCGTATATAATCACTGAAGACGGTGAGCGAATAGATTTAACATGAAACCCATCATTTAAGGAGTTACGCACATGAAAACCATAGCCGCACTAATCCTACTCATCCTATCAACAACTGCCATGGCTAACATGTCATGCGGATTCAGGCCGTTCCCACCAATGAACTGTACTGGCGGTGTCTGCGTATGCGATAACACTGGATGCTACTGGGTATTCACCTGTAACTAGAGGAAAATAACTATGGCACACACAAAGAAGAAGACAACCAGGCTACCACCACCGAAGAAGGTACGACCAAAGAAGATCAAGGCGCGCGGCAAGTAAAGCCATGAGCGGAGGCGGGGGTGTGGGCGGATTGCGTATTTCGATGGCCTATTGTGGATGTGGTCAGCCCCCAGATAAATTTTTACCAATTTTCCAAACCTAGACGATAATCATTCTCAATGTCATTAATTAACTACGATACCGAGAAGCGCAGGGCTACGCAGGCGAGGAAGCAGGCTGAGGCTGAGTTGCAAGCTGCTGAGATTCTGTTGTCGAGGAGTAAGGCTAGAAAAAATTTCGTAAAATTCTGTGAGTATTTGAATCCTGACGAGCCTCCTGCGTTTCATCATAAGGTTATTTGTGATGCTTTGGAGGATGTAATTGATGGTAGGTTGAGGCGACTGATGATTTTCTGTCCACCTGGCTCTGCTAAATCGACCTATGGTTCTGTAAATTGTCCTGCATATTTTTTAGGTAAATATCCTGAAAAGTCGATTATTTGTGCTTCGTATGGTGAGGGGCTGGCTGCTGGGTTTGGTCGTAAGGTGCGGAATATTGTTAAGGGTGGCGAATATGGACATTTATTTGAAACACGGCTGAGTGAGGATTCTCAGGCGAAGGGTGAGTGGGAGACTGACAGGGGCGGTTCATATTTTGCTGCTGGTGTTGGCTCTGGTATTACGGGTCGTCGTGCTGATTTAGGATTGATAGATGATCCGGTTAAGGGTCAGAAGGATGCTGATTCGCCGACTGTTCGCGAGGACACATGGAATTGGTACAAGAGTGATTTCTTTTCCCGTTTAAAGCCGAATGCTGCTCAGATTATAATACAGACACGATGGCACATGGATGACCTTTCTGGGCGGATATTGCCTGAAGGCTGGAATGGCGAGAGTGGTGATTTTGAGGGATTTGATGGTCAGATATGGAAGGTAATCTGTATGCCTGCTCAAGCACGTGAGCACGATATTTTAGGAAGGAAAGAAGGGGAGTGGCTATGGACTGATTTTTTCACGCCAAAGGTCTGGGAAGAAATCAAGTATGTACAGACAAACAAGGGGCGAGATTTTCGTGTTTGGGGTTCTTTGTACCAGCAGACGCCGCAACCAGATGGCGGCGTATTTTTCAAGCGTGAGTGGTTTGATCGGTATGAGATTGATGATGAGCCTGAATTAAGTATGTATGCGGCATCTGATTATGCGGTTTCTGATGGCAAGGGAGATCATACTGAGCATGGTGTTGGTGGCTTTGATGCAGATGATGAGTTGTGGTTTACAGATTGGTGGTCTGGGCGTGAGACGGCAGATGTGTGGATTGATGAGCAGTTAAGATTGGCGAAGATGTGGAAACCGTATGTTTGGTTGGCAGAGGTTGGCATTATACGTCGAAGTGTCGAGCCATTTTTGAAGAAAGCGAAGAAGTCGAAAGGCGTTTATTTCAGGAATGAGTGATGCCGCATATAGGAGATAAGGGCGCGAATGCAAAAGGATTTCAGGCATTAGCTGCGAGTGGCATGGTGCATATCCCGAAATGTGAATGGGGCGATGAACTTGTTGACCAACTTGTTAAATTTGTGCCTAATACAAATTATCGGGATGATAAAGTTGATGTTTGCGGATTATTTGGTCGGATACTTGATAAAGCATTTTCCCCAACGAGTATACAAGTTGTTGAAAAAGTGGTAAAAGACTCTTATGGTTTGGATGATGAACAGGAATCTAACTGGAAAACAATGTGATAGTTAAAAATTTAACGCAGGATAGACTAAAAGAGATGCTTTGTTACAACGATGTAACTGGTGTGTTTACATGGAGAATATCAATCGGAAGGGTAAGCGCTGGAAGTGTAGCTGGAAGAATTGTTGCAAACAGATACAGAATTATAAAGATAGACAAGAATAATTATTTAGCGCATAGACTGGCGTTTTTATATATAACGGGAAGCATGCCTAAAAATGAGGTTGATCACATTGATCACATTGATCATGATAGAGATAATAATTGTTTCAAAAACCTTCGAGATGTAACTAGGTCAGAGAATGCAAAAAATATGTCAATTCCATCAAATAATGTCTCTGGAATTACTGGCGTTTCATGGCACAGGTTAAAGGAAATGTGGCGCTCACAAATAACAAGCGATAGAAAGATTATCCATTTGGGTTTATTTTTAGATAAGTGGGATGTAATTTGTTCAAGAAAGTCAGCCGAATATAGGTACTGCTTCCATGAAAATCACGGCTCATAAAAAATGATTGAATTAGAAGATGTTGTTAGTGATGTAGAGGACTTTCTGGTAAACACAGAAGACCCAAGATTTTTATCTGAAAGAGATAGAGATTATGTTAATAACAACCAGTGGAGTGAAGAAGAGCGTTGTGAGATTGAATCACGCGGTCAGGCAGCTATCACGGTTAATCGCATTAAGCCAAAGGTTGAAGGACTTAAAGGGCTTTTAAACCAGAGAAAGACAGACCCGAAAGCTTGGGCGCGTACTCAGAAGCACGAAAAAGCGGCAGAGGCGGTAACAGATGCGCTGCGTTTTGTCTCAGACAATAATGACCTTGACCAGATTAAGCTTGATGTTGCTGATAACGTGTTTGTTGAAGGTTATGGTGCTGCAATTACCCAGGTTGTTGAAAAAGGCAACGATGTTGAGATAGAAGTTACTTCGATTCCGTGGGATAGATATTATTTTGATAATATACATTCTCGCCGGTTAGATTTCACTGATAAACGGTGGGATGGCATTATTATATGGATGGGCGAAGATCAGGTTGAAGACACTTTTGGCCTTTCTGATGATGAAATAGCTGAATTGTATATTGATAATTCTGGAAACGGGTTTGAGACGTTTGACGACAGGCCACAGTGGATTGATAGAAAAGAAAAAAGAATTCGTATTTGCCAGCACTTCAAAATATACGATGGCAAGTGGCACATGATGTACTTCACATCATCAAGGTTCCTTATTGAACCAATGATAAGCCCTTATGTTGATGAATATGGCGAACCTGTAAATCCAATTGAGGCGATTTCAGCAAATATCGACCGTGATAATAACCGTTTTGGTGAGGTTCGTTACTGGATTGATCTTCAGGACGAAATAAACCACCGTCGTTCTAAATACCTATACTTACTTTCTTCACGTCAGACATCTGGGCGTAAAGGTTCAATCCCAGACATTCCTGCGATGAAGCGAGAGCTTTCAAAGCCTGATGGTCATGTTGAATATGAAGGAGAAAAGGGTGATTTTGATATTCTTCGTACAAATGATATGGCGCAAGCCCAATTTACCCTATTGCAAGACTCAAAAGCTGAATTAGATGGTGTTGGCTTCAGCCCTGATGTGAATGGTCGGTCTTTATCAGGTACGGCGGTGAATAGTTTGGAGCAGGCCGCAACCAATGAGCTATCTTCACTATATGCTGGGCTTACAGGGTTCGAGAAACGATTATATCGACAATTCTGGATGCGTATTAAACAGTTCTGGAAGGAAGAGAAGTGGCTTCGCGTTCTTGATGATAAAACAAAACTACGATGGGTCGGCCTGAACCAGAAAATCACCTTAAAGATGATGCTCGAGGAGTCTGCAAACGATGAATCTCTTGACATAGATCAAAGACAGCAGGTTGGACAGCAATTGCAGCAGATGGTGCAGGCACAAGACCCGCGATTGAATCAGGTAATTGAGTCAAGAAATGATGTATCTGAATTAGATGTAGATATTATTCTTGAAACATCCTTCGATACCGTTAATGTTCAGCGTGAGCAGTTTGATTTATTGGCTAAAATCGCACAGACAAATACCAACGTACCATTCACCGAAGTATTGAAATTATCTGAATTACGTGGTAAAGATAAGATTATTAAGTCGATTGAGTCAACTGCTCAGGCAAATTCACAACAGCAACAACAGATTCAGCAGATGCAAGAACAGTTAGCGCAATTAAAAGCACAGTCTGATGCACAGTTAAATCAGGCCAAAACAGCGAAAGAGCAGATGAACGCGAAGAAAGCAAAAGCCGATGCAGAGCTAACTGAATTGCAAACTGAAATTTTGATAGACAGCCCGCCTGCTGATGCGAGCGTGGTATTATAGATCATGGCTAGGGGGATACCCTGAAAAGTTTGTTACCCGACAGACCTGCCAACTTTTAATTCGGGCTATCTTGGGAGATAGAAAAATGAATGATTTAATTATTCCAAAGAATACGGTATTTGAGTGTGATTTTTATGACTATGGGAATATGATTTATGTTTCGATGAACTACAGGTGCGGCGTATTGCGTCATGCTATCGGAAAGGATCACTATATAACACATAAGTCACAACTTGTTAATAAGAGAATAGCAAATGAATGCAAAGAGATTTTATTAAAATGGTTCTGGCGTAGGCTTGGTGCATTATGAGTATTAGTAAAAAAGAAATAAAAAAAATGACATTATTTATGAAAGATAATTGCGTTAAGCCTCGTAAAATAAAAACTAGAAAAGAAGCAGCGATTGCGACTAAAAATGATATTCTTGGCAAGAAGTGGGGTGTTGGGGAAGAATTCTACATTTTGCATACAAATGAATATGAAGTAAAAGTTAGTTTATAGATTTACACAAGTAAAGCCTGCCGCCGGGGTTCGGGCGATTATGCAAGCCGCCATTGCTAAAAGGGCGAGGAAGAGAAGAAGATGACTGATGAAGCAGAAGTAACGCCTGAAGAGGCGTTGTTTGAAAACGAAGATCACGATGAAATTATTACTGAGGTAGTTGAAGAAACACCGAAGGAAGAAGTGGTTGAAACTGAGGTTGAATCTAGCGAACAGACGGAAAAAGAGCCGGAAACAGAACAGCAGATAAGCCTGAAAAAGAAGCGACATTAGTACCAATGGCGGCATTGCAGGATGAAAGACATAAACGCCAGCAGTATGAGAAAGAAATTGAGCAGTTAAGGTCACAACTGCCGAAAAGTGATGAAGCGCCTGACCCGTATGAAGATATTGATGCCTACGATGCCTATAAACGGTCAAAATGGGAGCAAGAACAGAATACGAAGCAGGAGCAGCAACGGAATGCACGTATTAACGAATCTCGAAGTAAGATGCTTGAAACGCATGAAGATTACGATGAGATGGAGCAGATTTTCCAGTTAATGACTGTTAGCGATAAAACATTGGTTGAAAAGATGTTTGCTAGTGGGAATGAAGCTAAATTTGCTTATGATACAGCGAAAGAATATAAGGAATCACTGATTGGCGGAAAGCCTGAAATTGTTGAAGAAACTCAAACTACTGACAAGTCTGCAATCGAAGTGCCAAATTTAGCAAAAGTAACTGCTCAGGCAAAGAATACCCAAGGTCTCGATAAAGAAGAAGATATTGATGACGTATTTGCCGACATGCAGTATTAATAAAGGTATAAGACGATGACAGCAACAACAATTAGTACCGCAAACGTAGTAACGCGGTTTAAAAAGAAAGTTCTGCGAGAATATGTCCGTGGTGGTCGCTTTGGCAATGTGACCGGTACGGATGAAAACAAGGTAATCCAGATCACTCGTGAGTTGAAAACATGCTCACTTCCACTGATTGCGAAATTAAGTGGTGCAGGTGTTCGTGGTTCAACACAACTGACAGGTTCAGAGGAAGCATTAAGCAACTATGCTTATACGCTGACACCAACTTACCATCGTAATGGTGTTTTGATTGATAACGAAGAACGTGAAAAGTCTGAGTTTGATCTGTTTCAGGAAGGTCGTCCAACACTGATGAACTGGATGATGGAAACAAAACGTGACCAGATGATTCAGGGCTTTGGTGCGATTGAAGCCGGTGGCACTTATCTTAACTATGGTGGTGTTGCCGCTTCTGGTGCAACGGGTTCAGCAGCGGCTACGGCAGCGCAGATGGATACATGGAATGCAGCAAATGTTGACCGTATCTTATATGGTGCAGAAAAAGCTAATCTAACTTCTGGCGACCATACAGCGTCTTTGGCAACGGTCGATACGACTAATGACAAGATGACCTCTAACATGGTTGAGCTGATGAAGCGTATGGCGCAAGACGCAAACCCGCTGATTCGTCCAATTATGGTTAAAGGCGATGAAGAGTGGTATGTTCTGTATCTTGGTAAGTACGCATTTAAAAACCTGCGAGAAGATGCAACACTCCTGGCGACAATGCAAAATGCACTAGCTCGTAACAAGGATAATCCTTTGTTTGCTGGCGGAGACTTGCTTTGGAATGGCGTTGTCATTAAAGAAGTGCCTGATATGGACAAGTTTATTGACAGTGCTGCTGGCGGTCTTTGGGATGGCGTATGGGGCGCAGGCGCTACTGGTGATGACCTTTCTGTTGGTGGTGCCGCAGGTTCACGCGTAAGCATGGGCTTCTTCTGTGGCGCTCAGGCGCTTGGCTTTGGTATCGGTCGTACTGCGTCATTTAAACGCCGCAAAGAGGACGATTATGAGCATCTGAATGGTGTTGCTGTTTCAGCAAAGCACGACATCAAAAAGACGTTCTACAATGCAAAACAACACGGTATGTTAACTACATTCCACTCAGCAACCGCAGACTAACTGGTTGGGGCGCTCTAATGATGGGGTGCCCCGCCTTAATAGAGGTAATGATGGATATTAAGAAAATGCGTGAAGAGCTTGAATCAGTTGTTGATACGGTTCCACGAAAGAATGATGATGTTGTGAAATTGTACAATGAAAAGTTCAGTGATGATGAAAAGGCAGAAAATGTCGTTAGTATCATCGAAAAAGATAATCAATACACCTATATCGGTGCCGGGGATACTCCGCCACACATGATATGTTTTATGGGTATTCAGAATTTTGTACGCGGTGAGTTAACAACTGTAACTGACCATGATGTCCTTGCGAAAATTGCTGGGAATCAATGTTTTGTAAAAGGGGTTTATGATATGGATGAAGCCTTTGAGGCAGATAAGGAAGCAAAGAAAAAAGTTGAATTACAACAAGAAGAAGATGTGAAAACACAGATTTACATGGATAGAGAGAACCGTAAAGGCTAATCATGGCGACCGTTGACGAAGTAAAGTATTCCGCCCTTGAGCTACTAACAGTTGCTCAAAATGATACGATGTCAGCGGCACAATCAGCGCGCATGGATAAATCATACAACAAAGTTTACGACGAGTTAAACGAGACAGGCTTGGCAATTTGGGCTGTTGCAGGCGTTATTCCTGACAGAATTGCTTCACATGTCGAGACATTAATGGCATTTGAGGCTTCGAGCGCTTATTTCGTTCCGGACGCTGCTTATGCAAGGATTGTTGCAAAGGAGCGTATAGCAAGACGTGAAATACGTCGATTGACACAGCCAGACTATGAGTCAGTTGACCGTCCTAGAGATTTCTGATGAAAATCCCCGTTATAACTCAGTTAGACATCCATAGTTTTTCTGGTAGCGGAGTTACTACTTACGAAGCTGGCATGACCAATGTTATGGCGCACGACAAGAACGGTCGTGTACGGGCAACACAGCGCCCCTCAATAGATATCTCAGAAGATTCGACAGCAATATCCGCGTTAAACGACAGGGGTCGTGGAATTTACTATTGGGAACAGAACTCAAAGTTATATATTGTTCACGATAATGATGTATACGCTAATTCCCAAAATACGGTTGCAGTTGGTACGATTTCAGCAGGTTCAGCAAGAATTCAAATTGTTGAGACGATTGGCACACCAAGACTTGTTATTCTTGATGCAGAGAATGATGAGGGCTGGGTGATGAGCATTGGCGAGACAGTTACACAGATCGCCAGTAACTTCCCGACGACCTTAGTGCATGGCGGTCATGTTTTAGATGGTTACTTGATTGTTATGGATGAGGATGGAATTATCTATAACTCAGCCGTTGATGATCCGACAAACTTCCCTGCAACTGGGTTTTTAGAGGCAGAACGAGATAATGACAAAGGTGTTTATCTTGGGAAACACCATGACAATATTGTTGCCTTTGGTACTCGTACCATCGAATTTTTCTATGACGCATCAAATTCTGTGGGAAGTCCGCTAAATCGTCGTCAGGACATTTCTTATAACGTGGGCTGTGCGACAGGTACAGGCGTTTGGGAGAATGGCGACAAGACCTATTTTGTAGGCTCAAATCCACAGGGACAACTATCTATTTATAAATTAGAGGCGTTTCAGGTTACTCAAGCTTCTACCGACACTTTCAGCTCATATCTAACACAAGGTATTACGCAGAACTCATTAAAGATCGTATTAAACGGAATTTCTATGATGGGTAATGATGTGCTGATAATGACGGTTTATACACTGACCGGAACGCCTGGCACTATTTTGCCGAAAATCTCGTTCTCATTTGATACTAAAAAAGGCATCTGGGGAATAATTAACACGAGTGTAAACGGACACACAACATTCCCATTAATGGCATGGACAAAGCGTACAGGCGGGCAGAACGCAACTATAGCAGCAAGGACGGGTGAAGGAATATTATATAATGGCGATATCATCAGTATAAATGATAATTTAATCCCAGTTGATACACTGCTTGGTAATGATGGTGTATTCGTGACCGGTGTATTTGAGATTGATGTATTTGTTGGTCAAACAACTAATTCTGGCACAAACATTCCAATTAAGATTAGAACAGGGCTACAGGACGGTGGAACGATTAATTACAAGTTCCAGTCAAAAGAAACTATCGTCATGGAGAGTACTGCCACTGTTCAGAGTTTAACTATTAAGCATTCAGATGAAGAGGCTGATAATTTTGATACTGGGAATGTGGTTGATATTTCACTACAGAGAAAAGAGGTATATCAGGGCGGTCGATTTATCAAGCGAAACTACCAATTAGAGTTTTCAGGTGATGAGCAGATATTTATTGAGAATGTTGATGTTGCCTTGCAGGTTGGATTATGAATTTAGACCCGCCTCCATCAACTGTAAAACTTGTTACAAACGAGTATGACCCTAAAACAAAAATGGTCAGCGATAAATCTATGTCAAATTCTATTTGGACGCTGTGGATATATAACTTATTTTCATTTCTGTCAGTAGAAAACTGGCGAGAAATAGATGCAACAGATGAGCCTGCTTTTGAGAATAACTGGGCTAACTACACAACAAGCTCTTCTTTTAACACAGCCGCTTTTTACAAAGACCCTTTTGGGCTAGTTCATTTAAAAGGGTTAGTTGAAGACACGGTTGGTACCGGTGTAGGAGCAACAATATTTACATTGCCAGTAGATTACCGCACAACAAAGTCTTTAATATTTGCGGCTATTGCAACAGGTAATACCGTTGCGAGAATCGATGTAAATAGTAGCGGAACAGTGTCTCTTGTTGGTGGTGACGGATCAGACTTTTTAAGTTTAGATGGTATAAGTTTTAGGGCGGCACAAAGGTAAAAATAATGGCTAAAATAATAGATTCAGCAGGCAAAGGCGCAGCACTTGACGCTACTGATTATGACAGTAACGTAAGTACGCTTGCCGGAAAGAATCAGGCAATAACAGCAACAACGCATACGATTACAGTATCAGACCAGTCAGAGACGATTGAGTATTCAAATGCGTCTGCAATTGCTGTCACATTACCTACGATAGCCTCTGTATCAGGATCAAATATCCATACTGATGACTTTTCTGTAACGCTGAAGAATATCGGCGCTGGGGCTGTCACGGCAACAAGAGCCGGTACTGACACATTTGATGATGGCTCAACATCTATTACATTGAGTCAATATGATGTTGTTATATTGCAAACTGATAATTCGTTAACTAAGTGGAATCAATTATCAGATAAGATTTATGATGCCGCAACTAAATCAGGCACGGAGACGCTGAGTGATAAGACACTTCCGAGTCCGGCTATTAGTGATGCCTCATTCTCAGGAACGCAAACAGGGTTCGTTGGAAATATAAGTGGTACGGCAAGTAATATAACCAGTCAAGGTGCACTAGCAACAAAAGATACAGTAAGCAATGCAGACCTTGATGCTTCATCAGTTGCAGCATCAAACATACAAACTGATGCAGTTGGCTTTACAGATGAGATTGCAGGGTCTACAACAAGTGATGATTTTACTTTCTCTGTCTCTTCTATTACCGCGACAATACAAAAAGGTATATTTATACCGGGTGCAATAACTACTCCTTCAAATACGCTTGTAGGCGATGTCAATTTACAGTATTTTATCAATGGCGCATGGACAACAGTAAAAACTATTCCTATTTCTAGCGGTCTTGAGACAACAGGAACTAAACTTATTGATATAGGCATTGTTGTAAGCGAAGGAATTAGCGCCAGGTGGCAATGGGTTATATCATTTGGGTCAGGTACAACAACTGTCAGGATGTTGAGGCTTTATTGATATGAAATACTGCATAACAGGTTTGTAGAGAATATAATGAAAAAAAGGTTTAATTATGGGATTTCTTGATAAAGTTAAAAGCGCAGCCCCAATTATTGGTGCTGGAGCAGGATATGCTATTGGTGGCCCAATGGGAGGGTTGCTTGGTGCGAGTCTTGGTTCATCGTTTCTTGGCTCAGGAGCAGCAACTGACGCAGCCAATATAAGCGCAGGCGCATCGCGCTACGATGCCAATTTAACAGACCAGCAATATCAGCAGAATCGTCAAGACTTATCACCTTATCGTGATGTTGCTACAGGTGAGCCGATATATGATACGCAAGGAAATATTACCGGATACACAGGCGGCGCATTAAATCAATTAGCTGATTATGGTCGTTCACAGGTTAATCAGGGAGATTATATCCCTGCGTCGAATATCCCGAATTATGACCCTAATATCGACTTGTCAAAAGACCCTTCGTATCAATTCAGGCTGAATGAGCAGAACCGACAGATTAATCGCAATATGGCTGGCATGGGTAAATTGACATCTGGAAACCGACTTGAGGAGATTATGGCTCGTAGTGGTCAGATGGCTTCTCAGGAATATGCCGCAGCAGATGCACGCAATGCTCGCGACTACGGAATTAACCGAGGTAATGAGACGACCATATATAACAGGGGCGTTGGTGATTATTCTAGGGCATACGGCGCTGAAGGTGATTATCTTAACAGGTTAGCATCTCTATCAAATATAGGGCAAACAGCTACTACAAATACTGGGAGATTTGGTGCTAATGCAGCGGCTTCTCAAGGTAATTCGATTGTTGATGCAGCCAATGCTCAAGCAGCAGGAACTATAGGCGCAGCTAATGCGGTACAGAGCGGTATTGGAGATATAACGAGTTTAGCAACTCAATACTATGGAAATCAATATAGCCCTTCATTTAATTTGAATGCCCCACAAGGAGGCTCGCTATCAACCACATCAGGTGGCTATGGCGGGACAGGAATGGGCGTTTGGGATGTTTACGGATGATAATTTTTTATGCAGTAAAATGGTATAATTGGGTTCAAGGGTGCGTTAACACCCTATTCCCCTATCACAACGATATAAGAGGTATCGCTATGAACAAAGAAAGTTTAACACAATCACGCCTGAAAGAACTACTGCATTACAATCCAGATACTGGATACCTTACATGGTCATGTAAAATGTTTGGTATAAAAAAAGGAGATATTGCTGGATGTAAGAGTAAATACAGAACTGGAAAGCATTATGTCTCAGTGAGAATAGATGGAAAATTATACCTATCCCATAGGATTATATGGCTATATATGACAGGGGCGTTTCCTGAAAATCACATAGACCATATAAATGGCAACGGGTGTGATAATAGATTCATAAATCTTAGAGACGTGACTAAGATCGAGAATTGTAGAAACGTGAGAAAGTCTATATGTAACACAAGCGGAACAGTTGGCGTATTCTGGGAGGAAAATATTAGTAAGTGGAGAGCATGCATAGGGATTAAGAAGAAGAGTATACATATCGGTGTATTTAAAAATAAAGTTGATGCAATAATTGCTAGAAAGATGGCTGAGTATCAATATGGGTTCCATCAAAATCATGGCGCGGAGAGACCATTGTGAGTGAACAGTTAAACCGTTTAATAAGTCTTGGTGGAACGCAGGTTAAGTCGCCCGTTGTCAGGTATCAGGAGGCAAAAGCGCAGAATCAAGCCGAACAGATGAATCGCTTGTCGATGATGAATACCCGTCAAACAATGGGAATAAACCAGAATACCGATGCAAGAGCGCAGCAAGCGGCAGATTTAAAGATTATCGCACCGATTGGTAAGCAGCTTGTTGAGATGAAAGCCACTCCTGAAGAGAAGCAGGCGGCATATCAGCAGTTAGTATCTCAGTTGCCTCCACATCTTGCTCAGTCTGCACCAAAGGTATATGACGACACGACGGGTAAGGTGATTGCTGAAAGGGGTGGATTGAAGATTGAGAAACCTAAAGGTTCGGCAGTAAATGTCATGTATCAAGGTAATCTTGTTAATGCTATTGAGAATGAGCAAGGCAACTATATTGATGAAAGAACAAGACAGCCTTTATATGGCGCGGTTAAGGCTCCGACACGTCAGGAACAGGGTGGTATGGGAATCGTTACAGCAGGCTCAGGATCAAACAGATTCAAGTTGAATGACAAGCGCCGTGGTATTGAAGAAATAACAATCAAGACGGTAAAGGGAAATAACGAACTAGCTAAACTGATTGATGACCCAAACTGGGTTGGCGGCACAGCAGGTGATGTTGTTGGCATTGTAAACAGTCTTACGCAGCAACTAGCAAACTTCTCAGGCGTAAAACCTAAAAGTTATACTGAGATTACAGCGAAAGATGTTGATCCTAAGTTTCGCAAAGAGTTTAGCGCACTTCGTAAAAAAGCCTATGCTGGCGACCGTTATGCAGCAGCTAAGATTGAGATGACCTACATGAACGCCAAGCGTGTAGACCCAAGTTCAAAGATTACCGACAAAGATTATTACTTTGCCGATAAGATGATGGGGTCAGGCGGTGACAAAGAGATTATCAAACAGATTCTCAAGGATAATAATGCGAGGGCGATCAGTTCATACAATGATGGCGAGAAATTAACCTATAC